TGTTTAGCTCTTACTTTACTTGTGCAACACATCCAGTGTTCTTTATTTTCTAAACGGTATTGTTTAGTATGTTTAAGTATTTTTTCTTTATGTTCTTGATAGTATTTTTTATTTCGTTCCATATGTTTTTCTTTATTTTCTTGATAGTATTTTTTATTTCGTTCCATATGTTTTTCTTTATTTTCTTGATAGTATTTTTTATAATACTCAGTTCGTTTTTCTGGATCTTTATGAGGCATCATCATTCTCCATAAAAGGATTATCAATCTGGGTCATCCTACCAGTATTTTTATCATAGAAAAGATAACACGCCACACCAGTGTCTCCAGTGTATCTGTTCTTGAGTATTCTTATTGTGGTTGTATTAGCTTCAGTTTCATCTTCAGCCTGTTGGTTTCTTTCCAGGGCTATGACACTATCAGATAGGTGCGCTATGCTGGCCGATCCTCTCAGGTGAGAGAGGGATACTTCCTTGCCATCCTCATGACCCCTATCACCTGATGGTCTGCGTAGGTGTGAAACAAGTAACAAGCCAACGCCAGTTTCTTCCACCAGAGATCTTAACTTGGTCATAAGAACATCAATAGACTTTCTTTCATCCCCAAACTCTTCATTCCCTGACACCAGTATAGAGAGATGATCTAGGAAAATCCACTTACAATCTCTAGCTTTAGCCATGTACCTAACACGATCCAATATCTCATCGTTAGAAATTGAACCAAAGTGATCAAAGGCAAGGAACCTGCCAGAGCCAACGGTCTTATCCCGCCATTCTATTAGCTGTTTTCTGGTGTATTCTTCTCGTACTTCTCTGATATAAAGTCTGGCATTGGCCTCGACACTCATAATATTAAAGGCTGTGTTCTTGGTGTTCTCTTCCATACATAACACACCAATGTTATCCTTAGTACTGTTCATGATATGATGCATAAGTTCTCTAATAATACTTGACTTGCCCATACCGGCACCGCTGGTAAAGCAGACTAGTTCCCCAGTTCTAATACCATAGGTTTTATCATTCATTTTAGGCCAGGGATAAAGACAAGTCTCACAATAGTCTTCTTCAAACAATGCATCACCAAGGTCAGCTAGATTGATAATACCGGCAGGTGTATATGGTTTAGCATTCCACCATTCCTGCATAAACTTCTCACGTTTACCAACCTTTAGATACTCGTTTGGATCTTTAAGTTCTAGAGTTAAGATTTTACATTTGTTGGGTTCAAAGATTTGAGCCACTGCTTGTGCCGCCTTCCTGCCTGGGTCGTCGTTGTCAAAGCACAGAACTACGGTTTCAAATTGGTTAAGATAGTTAAAGGCTTTCTTACAGTTCTCAACTGCTGATGCGGCACCGTTCTTAATTGAAACAGTAGGGTACTTACCATTCATCTGATAGACAGACATAGCATCAATCTCACCCTCACAGACTGTAACATATTTGCCACCACCAGAAAATATATTTTCACCAAATAAAACAGAGCCGCTTACATTCCCTTCAGACCAGAATTTTTTACCTTGCACTTCCCTGATTTTATTAGCAACATGATTGCCGTTGTTGTCAAAATATTTATAGATGTGATGGGTAATTGTACTGCCAGATTTTGTTACTTCAACATTAAATGTTTTAATGGTTTCACGTTCTATATGCCGATCACTAATGGCAGACACCTCACCGCTTGTTTTTAATAATCCAGAACTTTTTGTATTAGTCATTGGTACCACCTTTGAATCGTTATTAAAATTTGTTTCGCAACTAAAACAATAGGAGTGACCATCATCATACAGGGCATGGGCATCACTTGAGGTACAGCTAGGACATGGCCCCTTTGATATACATTTAGTATCACTCATTAAAATCTCCTTTCGGTGATGTTGTCCACGGCCCAACATCTTGGCCTTAATATACTATTTAGTTAGTTCGTAGAACTCACTAACTAAATAGTATTTTAGTGTTTTGGATTGCCAACATTTTTAATTTTTTGAATTTCATAAAGACTTTTAGGGTCGTTAGAGATGGAACCTGTGTGTCTCAAATGATTTGCTAACTGGGTTCGCCAAGCCACCTCTTCCTCCGCTTCCTTTCTGGTTTTAAAATCTTCTATAATAATATTTGACAGTTTCTTTTTTAGAATAACTCTCCATCTAGACATCACTATAAGTCTCCTCCCACAGGTTGTTTACAAAATCTTCTTTGTCTAACATAATTTCATCAACCTCTCTCTTGGCTAACGATTTAGCCTCTCTGGGGTCATAACCTTCCTGAAGATATTGTTTTAATAAAAAATTAAAAGCCTGTCTCCGTTCCTTTCTCCACAAATTACTAGTCATTTTCAACCCATCCTTGATTTGCTTTTCTATAATCAAATTCAGATAATTTTTCTTTTAGTTTTTTATTTTCATCCCTTTCCTTTTCTAATTGTTGTTTTAAAATTTCAATATGTTTATGTAATCTTTCTTCTATAGTTTGTTTCATATTATACCCCAAAAATTAACGTGAGTCAACGTAAAATAAATGCCTACCCTTCTGCGTGATTAACTTAAATTGTTTTTTCATAGACCACATGGGTCTAACATAGGATGCATGGTAGTGAGTTGCCTTATTCAGAGATGCAATAGCAGCCCCGTCCCAAAGCATTTCTGCCAGTAGTATTATTCTAAAAAGAGATTTAATATTTTTATATTTTTCTGTCTTACCGTCACACCAATAGGAAAATTGGCATTTATTTCTGATAGGATTAGTCTTCCAGTAATACCCCTGATGGACTACCCTACAAATTGTATTGGGAAATCTTTTATGCTTTACTCTGTTTAAAATTATAGTACCGACCGCTAATACACCAATATCATTTTCAGATCTTGCCTCATGATATAATGCTTCAACCAAGCACTCAAACTCGTTTGCATTAGTAGGTCTGGTAAATAAAAAGATACTTACAATTACTAATAAATATTTCAATGTACCCTCGCAATTATTATGTCTGAATTAAGTAATGATAGCGGATGGATATCTATAGATTTCAGATAACGGTGCGCCTCTTGTTTAGTTTTAAAAGTTTTTACTTTGTGGCCGTTATCGTCAGGCAAAATATCTATACTAAAGATATCCAGTGGGTCTTCGATATGAGCAATTACAAAAACCACAGCCAGAAACCTCCAAATAAACTTAATAATATTAACAATATATCCATTATCAGTATCCTTTCTCTTCACGTTGTCTTACATGCAAAGGCATCATTAATCTCCACTATAGATTATAATACCAATTATATCCAAGATTAATGGTGTGTGTAATACTATAGTTAATACAGTAATCATATTACCCCTCTTAATTTTGCTGGGGTTGTACCACCAACATTCTCTCTGAGAATATCAGAGTGTTTGAGTTCTGTCCAATAAATTTCCAGAGCTTCTGTCTCTTGGTGAGCTATGAATTTATGCATCTCACCTGCCGGTACGATAGACATATCACCAGCAAACAGATGGGTGCTGTCGCATAGACCGTAGTCTTTCCATCTTTGTATCTCTAGCTCACCAGAGACTACATAGAAAGCATTTATTTTGGCCTGATGTTTATGTTGTGAACAATAACCGCCCAGTTCTACCTTGATGCGGTGTATTTCCACGGCAGGGGATTGGAGTAGAGGTTCTGTGCTACCCCAGATCTTACCTTCAATGATACTCATGATACATCTCCTCTTGCAGTTTCTTAATTTTTATTAAGGTTTCTTGATACTGTCTTTGCAGATCAGCTACGTTCTTTTTCAGAATATCTATCTCATTCATAGCTTTCTTTTTGTTTTTAGCATCAAGATTACATACTTCAATGCTCCCCCCACCATCAGCTTTGTATGTCCAATCCATATGCTTATCCCATGCCCATTCCCTGGCTTTCTCCTCAGTCATCCCCATCTCCAGGGCTTCTTCATAGAAGTCTTCAAGCTGTGACATTACTCTTGCGTCTATACTCATTTTAATCTCCTTAATACTTTCATGTACTGGGCGATGAGCCACTCACCACCCTGATTAGAGGGCCGTTTGAATGTAGTATAGTCTTTAATTTCAACTACATACCAAGCTCTGTTACCACCCTGCTTGAGGTGAGGAGCATTAGGCTCTACTCCTGTGTGCCATCCTGGTCTGTGAGCAAAGCCTTTGGTGGGAATATCTT